TACCAATGTTGGAAGTTCATATTCTTTTCCAAATTATAATTCAATACCTAATATTTGTATATGTGGTCAATGTCCCACACCTACTCAAACCCCTACTCAAACTAAAACACCTACCGCAACAAATACATCAACACCTACCGCAACAAATACATCAACACCAACTAATACTCAAACAATAACACCTTCACCTTCACCTTCACCTACTCCTTGCGTTTGTGAAAGTTATACTTTATTAGGAACCAGTTTCGGTGGGACTTTTTCGTGGATTGATTGTGATGGAAATCCACAAAGTCAGTTTTTAGGTTCTACTATTACACAGAATATATGTGCTTGTATAGGTTCAGTGAATTTAATTTCAGGGTCTGGAACAATTACAGATAATGGATTATGTGGCATCACACCGACGCCAACCGCTACACCCACAAATACCCCAAGTATTACTGCTTCACAAACAGAAACTCCTACGCAAACACCAACAAATACTAATACCGCAACCCCAAGTAATACACAAACACAAACTAATACACCTACTAATACATCAACACAAACCCCTACGCAAACACCAACTATGACTGGATTTACTATCCCTTGTGTCTGTGTTGAAATAACAGCAACCAATACTGACCCCGAAGGACCAGCAGGTTCAATAACATACAATAATTGTTTTGGAACATTGGTGGGTGAGATATTTTTAACAACGGGAACAAGATACAGGTGTATAGATTATACTGGCGGAGTATTACAAATATTTAGTTCAACAAATGTGACTTATAGTATTGCTTCTGGTTATAGTTGCTCTGGTGGAACTTGTCCTACTGATATTGTTATTCCTTTAACACCAACACCGACTCCTACTAATACTTTAACACCAACCCCTTCAACAACTATTGGTGCATCTCCAACACAAACAGAAACTCCTACGCAAACACCGACCCCTACTAATACAGAAACACCTACACAAACTAACACACCAACTACAACTTTAACAGCAACACCCACACCAAGTATAACCGCATCACAAACCCCAACCACAACAACAACTTTAACAGCAACACCCACACCAAGTATTACACCACCACTTGAAACTTGTGCCTTCCTCACGGTAAGAACTGACTCAAGTTTAGATGTTCCAATTACAGGTGTTGAGGTAAATAGTGTCCCTGTGACTTATTTATCGGGTGAAACATTCACAATTATACCAACTGACCCACCAGGTTATTTTAATACAACACAAACAGGGACATCTGTGACTGTGGTAGTAAATTATGGAAGTAATATTGCGGGACAACGAATAGAGCTTACAGATTGTGATGTTGTAGTTCATTGTTGCGACTTAAACCCTGGTGGTGGAACTTGCACCTTTACAGGAGTTGATTTGAGTTGTAATTGTAATTGGGAAATACAAGCATACGATGGAACTTGTTAAAATTAAATTATGGAATTCAAGATATATTATGAGGGTGTGGAAATAGTTTTACCTCTCGTTCAAGAAAAGAAAAAAATAAATGAAATGTTGAATGACCTTCAACCAAAGTTTTCGCAACTTACAGATAATGTTAGATTGATGAAAGTTTTTAATTTAGGTATTAAATATGGCGAATAAAAAAATCACCTTTGAGTTAGACATTAACGGAAAACCTATTGATGTTGTTATAGATAAGACGCTTAATCTAAAACAAGCCGCAAGGGAACTTACCAAAGAATTAAATAAAACAAAGGAAGGAACAAAAGAGTTTGAGTTATTATCATCATCATTAGCTGATGTAAATGATAAGATTTCAACAACGAATGCTAAGTCAAGAGATTTATTCTCATCTTTTTCTTTAATACCAGGACCTATTGGTGAAATTGCTGGAAAGTTAAATGGTGCTATTGGTTTAATGAAAACATTTAGTTCCTTTTCATTCGGAGACCTGAAATTTCAGTTCAAGGAAACAATAAACGACATCAAAGATATTGGTGTAAATATTGGAAGGGCAACAGGTTTAACTAAACTATGGCAGACCACAGTAGGTGCTCTAACAAATTTATTCAAACTATTACCGATAAGTATGAACGCAGCAACTATTGCTGCGAAAAGTCTTGCGGCTGCGATTGCGGCAACAGGTGTTGGTTTATTGGTTGTTGGTATATCTACCTTGATTGGTAAAATAATGGAATGGACGAGTTCCACAAATAAAGCAGAAGCGGCACAAAAAAGATTGGCTGACTCAATAGCGTTAGTTTCCACTCGTTTAGACCAACAAAGAGAAGCATTAGCAGACCAAACTGACTTAAATGTTTTACAAGCGAAGGCTGCGGGAAAAAGTGAAGCAGAGTTATTAAGGATTCGTAAAGAAGGAATAACAAAACAAATTGAGTTAGATAAACTTGCTGTATCAAGTAAAGGAGAATTTGCGAAAGAGGAACTTAAAATCGCATTAGATAGTAAAACAACGGAAGTTGAAAAACAAAAACTATACGATGAGTTATTAAAGAAAAGAAACGAAGCCAGTGATAGAATTTATAAGAATAACATTCAATTACAAAAACTTGACCTTGAAGCAACGATTGCGAATAATGATAAATTAAAAGGTCAGGGTGAAAAATCCTTAGCAACAGCAACAAAACTTGCGGAGGATATTCTCAATCAAAAAAAGGAAGCGATAAATCAATTCAAGGATGCGTTAGAACAACAAATACAAAATGAAGTAGATGCTGAAAATACATCAGCGGCGAAATTAAAACCTTTAATTGATAGGAGAATAAAGGCGGAGAACGAGGAATTAGATAAAGCCAAAAAAATACTTGACCAACAATTAAAAGATAAAATAATAACACAAGAACAATTTAATGTTATTAGTGAAGGTATTGAGGCTAAGAAATTAGCAATTGTAGTAAAATATAAAAATCTTGTTGATAAAGCATTAGAGGAAGATAATAAAAAAGTTGAAGATAAGAAAAAGGAACGAGAGGAGGAGATAAAAGATGTTGAGGATTTCAATAGAAGAATTGCTGAAATTCGTATAACAGCAATAAAAGATGATACAGCAAGAAATAAAGAGGAAAGAACCAACAAGTATAATAACGAATTGACTGAACTTGAAAAAGATAAAAACTTTATTTTATTAAGTGAAACAGAAAAAAATGAGGTTAGAAAAAATCTTAAAATAGCATTTAATAATGATTTACAAGCAATAGATGATAAGGCTAAGGAAACCGCTAAGGAAAAAGAACAAAAAGGTTTTGATGATAGATTAAGATTACTTGAATTACAATCACAAGGTTTATACGCAGGAACTCAAGCGTATTTTGATAATAGACAAACATTATTGGATACTGCTATGGCGAAAGAATTAGCGGCAGTTGAAAAGGGTGGTGCTGATGAATTAGCGATTAAATCAAAGTATGCGAAATTACAAAAACAATTAGACGATGAAAAAATTGCGGCAACAGGAAAAGTAATATCCGCAACTTTGGATTCATTCGCAGCAGTTGGTAATGCTCTTGCCAGTTCTTATGATGAGGAAGCAAAGACAAGTGAAGATGCGTTTAATAAAAGAAAAAAATTACAAAAAGCCACGGCGTTAATGTCCGCAGCATCGGGATTGGTTCAAATACTTACACAACCATCTACATTACCATCTCCTTTTGATTGGATTGTTAAAGGAATAAATGCTGTCGCTCTTGGTATTGCTACGGCAACCAATATTAAAAAGATAGAACAGACACAATTTTCGGCTCCAACAGGTGGTGGCGGTGGTAATACCTCAACTGCTCCACAACCGATAAATGTGGTTGCCTCAAGAGCAAGTGGGGGTATTGTAATGGGTCAGGGCACAAGCACAAGTGATTCCATAACAACAAGATTATCAAATGGAGAATTTGTTGTGAATGCCAAGGCTACACAAGCGTTCCTTCCTTTACTAAATTCAATGAACGATGCGGGATTACAACCACAATTCTCAATGGGTCAAATGAATAGTGGGTCTAATTCCAATTTTGATATGTCGCAAAGTTTAACAAACGCAATTGCCAGTTCAATTAGTGAAAGACCTATACGAACTTATGTGGTTGGAACTGATATGTCTAATCAACAACAAATGGATAGAATAATTAAATCCCGTTCTTTGGTATAGAAAGTGGGAAATTATAAAAGTTTTTATATTTAACAATAATGAATCACACTAAGATTGTAGAATTATTTATCAACGATGAGTTTGATGAAAGTGGAATAGAAGCAATTTCTTTGGTTTCAAGACCAGCACACGATGAAACTTGGATGGCGTTTAATAAAAATAATGAAACTATTATTACCGATAAGTTTGATGATGAGGAAAAATTAAATCCTTATATTATAGTTGAGGATGACTTTTGTAATATCAATAAAGAAATATTTGAGTTAGGAGAACCCTATGAAAAACTTATAAATGAAGGTTATGACATTGTGAGGGTGGAAAAGATTACCCCACAAGTAGTTCATAAAATGAATCAAGAGAAATTTACACAGAGTAATCCTAACGCAGAGTCAGTATTAGATAAAAACCAGCCTTATCTTGTTAGATACAAATATATTGGAATTAGAGATGATAAAAACAGAACTTTTTGTCGTCAAATGCTCCAAGCAGGTAAAGTTTATACTATTGAGGATATTGATAGATTGACGGATAGTGTTGCCAACGAACAATTTGGTTTTTATTCCATTTTTATGTATCGTGGTTCTTATAATTGTCGTCATCAGTGGGTTAGATTATTATACAAAAAAGGAACTGAAATAAGAAATAGGGATACATCTGTTAAAGGTCTTGTTGATGTTCAAGGATTAGGTCCTAATTTACAACCAAATACCGTGCCAGATAATCAAAGAGACAAGGTAGAACCAAGAGTTGGTAGTAGTTTCAGCAAACAAAAAAATTATTACTTTGACGATGAAAAAAGAATTATTGTTGGTGCCGCTATGGTTCCAAATAGAATGATTCATCGTTATGATGAACTCGGTAATTTATACTATGTGTTTTTCAGTAAAGTCAGTATTAAAAAGATGGCTGATAGATTCCTTAAACAAAAGCGCACCGACCAAACAAGTATAGAGCACGACGGAATTAAATTAGGTAGTGATAAAGTTTATATTACTGAAAGTTGGGTGAGTGAAGACCCAATTAAAGATAAATCATCGGCGTATGGTTTTAATCTACCTGCAGGAACTTGGTTTGTTAGTATGTATGTGGCAGACCCTGAGGTGTGGGATATGATTAAAAAGAAAGCCTTGACAGGTTTTTCTGTGGAGGGATTATTCGCAGAAAAAAGTGTTTTCTCGCAAGAGTCAAAACAAATAAACCAAATAAAAGAAATACTAAAATCAATTAACGATGAATAGTAAAAAAGCGGTGGATAGAATAATGAAAGTTTTAGGACTAACTCAACAATCTTTTTACGAGGCAAAGACCGAACAAGGTATGTCTGTAAAAATGGAGGGTGAGTTGGAAATAGGACAACCACTTTATGTATCCACAGAAGAAGGTATGATTCCTGCACCCGCGGGAGTTCATAAAATGGACGATGGGACAGAAATTGAAGTTGATGAAATGGGTAAAGTATCTAAAATCAAAATGGGTCAAACAGAAGACGCAAAAATTGAGGAAGAGAAAGAAGCTAAGGACATCAAGGACGAGGATATGTCTAAAATCGTAGAACAATTTGGGGATGTGAAATTAAAAGATGGTTCAATTTTAAGAATTGGAGCATTAGAACCTCAATTTGGAACTCGTGTGTTAAAAGTTATGTATGATGGCACTTATTCTGCCCTTGTTGATGGTGAATATGAAACCAGTGATGGTAAAATATTATCCATTAATGGTGGGTCAATTAAAGGTGTTCAATCAAAATCAGACTACGACAAAAGAGGGACTGGTATGGACGATGAGAAAAAAATACCAGTTGAAAAAATTGGTAAAGCAATTGCTGATGTATTTACGGAGGCTAAAACAATTGATGGTGTTAAATTGGATAGTCCTACATTTGATGTGGGTGAAACAATTGATGTCGTTAAAGAAGATGGCACAAAGGAAAAAGCACCTGATGGAGAACACGAAATTATCTTAAAAGATAGTGAAGGTAATGATGTTAAAATCAAAGTTGAGGTTGCTGATGGTAAAATAACTGAAAGAGAAAATATTGAAGAATCACCTTCTAAGGAAGATGAAATGGCAGAAATTGCTAACATTTTTTCATTAGCACTTAAAAAGTTTGAGACCAAAATTGACGCAATCGCATCTAAACAAACTGAACTTGAAACAAAGTTTGGCAAGTTTTCCAAAGAACCTGCGGGTTCAAGAGTTTATACTCAAAAAACAATAAACGAAATAGAAAATCCTATAATGTCTAAATACGATGGTTTTAGAAAATTAAGGGAAATGATTAAAAACTAAAAAAAAGTTAAAAAAATGAAAAAGAATAATTTATCAAAATTAAATTTCAATTATGACTTGGCTGGATTAGCGAATTACACTGACCAATTATCTGCTGATATTATCAGTGAAGCAGTCCTTACACCGATTACAATGAAATATGTAAATGTGGTGCCAGGAATTAAGGGGACACAAAATGTGAATTTATTGAGTGAAACATTAGTTGTCCAAACAGGAACAACTTGTGGTTGGTCTTCATCAGGAGACACTACTTTCACAGTAGCACCTATCACAGTTCAAGCACTAAAAACAAACACAAGTCTTTGCTTACAGGAATTAAATTCTCTGTGGTTGGGACAATATCTTTCAAGTGGAAGTTATAATGAGAACGCTCCGTTTGAACAAGCAATTATTGACTTGCAGACTAAACAAATTAAAAGATACAATGAAGATTTATTGTGGAACGCTACATCTGGTTCATCTCAGTTTTCAGGTTTCATAGAAATATTCCAATCTCCTAACTTTGTTTCTAATGGTGGTGTTGAATTAACAGGTCAAACAGCATTATGTTCTGTGACTGGTTCTACAACACAAGAAAAAGCAAACAATATTCTTGCACAAGTTGATAATCTTATCAATTCATTAAACAGAAACGTTTATGATAGAGATGATATTATCGTGTATATGTCTCAAAGTCAATTTAAGTGTTATATGGTTGCGTTGAGAAATGTAAATAACTTCCATTTTACAGAACCTACATTAGGTTCGGTTTATGAAGTGTTCCATCCTCAGTCAAACTATAAAGTTGTAGGTTGTCCTGGATTAAACGGAAGTAATTTAATTGTTATTGGTCCAATGCAGTATATGCTTGTTGGAACTGACTTAACTTCTGATGAAGATAGTTATAGAGCTTGGTGGTCTCAAGACTTCCAAGAGGTAAGAATTATGTCATCTTGGAAATTAGGAACAAATGTTGCGTTCCAAGAGTTTTTCGTGACTAACGGATTATAATATTTAAGGTCGGGAGGGAAACCTCCCACTTTAACAAAAACTAAACACTAAATTAAATAATACAAAATGAGTTGTAATTTAACAGACGGAATTTTATTAGGATGTCGTGATAATGTCGGAGGACTTAAAACGATGTGGATTACTGATTTCTGTAATTTATCAGGTATTACCTCAAGCACGGCTTCAACAATTACAAATATTGCTGGAACAGGTGAGTTTTATTGTTTTCAATTGATTAGAACATCTTCCCAACATACAGAGACAGTGAATGCTTCTTTGGAAAATGGAACGATTTTTTATCAAGGTGAAACTGTGACTTACTTTGCTAAATTGGAACAAGCGAAGAGAAATATACTTAAAACATTGGGTCAGCAACAAAAATTAGCAATTGTAGTAGAAGACAATAATGGGGATTATTTCCTATTAGGTCAAACCTACGGATGTTATGTCACTGCTGGAACATCAGTGACAGGAAAGGCTCTTGGAGACCAAAATGGATATAATATCACATTTGGTTATATGGAACCAGAACCGATGAATCAATTGAGTGGTCCTTTATCAACAATCGTAACGGGTATTACCGTGAGTGATTGTGCAGGATGCTTATCTTAAACAAAATATAAACATAGGAGAGTAGGGATTGCTCTCCTGTGTTTTTTTTATATTATGCTGATTATAAAAACAAATCAACCTAACTCTTTGGTGGTCACAGTATCACAGAATAGTGAATTGTCTAACCCTGAATATTTATTTTCATTTACTCATATATTCTCCAAACAAAATGTTTCGTTTATACCACTTGATGTTTCATTACATAAAAGTAGATATGATGAATTTTATTTTATTGAGGGTCTTGGTTGTGATGAAATACATTTTCCGTATGAGGGACAATACCTTTATTCAATTAGCGAACAACCAGCGGGTTCTGGAAACCTTAACCCTGCTCTTGCGTATAATGTGGTAGAAAATGGTGAGGCACAAATCATAGTTCAGTCAGCAATTACCGTGAATTCACAATTTGATGTGTTTATATCATCAAACGAAGACAATAGCAACTTTATATTCGCACCAGACGAACCAAACCCAACGCCAAATATTACTTGCACGACCTCCCCAACACCTACCCCCACACCCACACCCACAACGCCATAATAATTTACGCTATGATTAAAAAGAAAAAAAATTATATTTATAAATATGGAAGATATTAAAACAGAAGGGGATTTATTAAAAGTCTTTAATTTTACAACAGCCCAAGTTCCTATCATTGAGGAAAATCTTATAATCAATACAAGAAGTCCTTGGGTTTATTATGGGATTGCTAATATGGCACCACAGGAACTTATTAGATTATACAATTCATCACCAACACATAGAGCAGCAGTCCAATCAAAATGGTTTGGAGTTCGTGGAGAGGAATTAAGTATT